CGCGACTAGGCAAAGCAAGCGTTTATTTATCATACCACCAGAATGCTACAGCACATTCAGATGTGTTTTCTGCCACTCACACCCCACTTACCTAGGGTGGTATGATCCTGCCAAATAAGCGCACTCAGATAGGCAGGGTTGGAATTCCTGTCCTACGTATTCTACAAGTATTTAAGTCAACTACCATGTTTTCCCAGGACATGCTCGTCAACAACTAGCAGCATATATCATAGGTGGTTACCCACCTGAGTGCGGATGCATTACACAAAACATACTTAGTACATTCACCCCTACCAGTTGCCTTCCAGGGACGAACCCTTATTCGAATGTACAACTTCCAGTGCAACCGTAAGTTTTCAGTGATTTGTGGATGGGACTCCCTTTATTGCTTGATTCAGGGAACCGGGACGGCAAGTCGCAAATAGGTGTCTACGCTGTGGCATGGGGCTACTTTGGACCCTCCAATTTTAACATGCCTTCGCTCGGGTTCTCTTCGTAGAGGTCAGCGTAGCGGGACTTCCTAGGTGGACATGGACAATTGGGTAAAACGGCTATTAACCTCCCCAAGGCGAATGCGATCCACAAATGGTACCTTTACAATGTCATGACAAAGCCTAATGGCCACATTGGTCATGCGTTCTCGACTCGATCCAGCTTGGAGTTTTAGTGAACTTGCCATATGTAAAGTGTAATGCATCTGGTTTTCTCTTATCTCTCGGAGACCAACAACTCCGCTACCACAGAGAGGCCTGAGCCAACAATAAGTACTCGGCGGTGATCTGCACCGCAGAGCCCCCTTCCCGAAGGAAGGTCGGCCATAGACCAGATACAATGTATATCCAGTGGGAGACAATATCGCTTGCCTTTCGCGGCCCAACTGTATTGGGCATACACCGCTATGGAATGATATATATACGGCGGATTTTTGGACAGCTCACATGAGGAGGGTTGCTGGGCCTCGGTTAATACCTGTTACTCTGTACCACCCCTAAGGGTGGTGTTTATTTTATAATTCGAGGGGTCCGAAGTACTGATCTGAATAGCACTTTCCGTCTTCAAATCTGGAAACTTTCTCTAGCTCTGGTGCCTTAAGTGGAATGAACATATCTACCCTATTCTTGAGTTCTGACAATGCTACTTTGAGTTGCCTCGTTGTATATCCGAAGGCATGCTCAAACCGGGCGTAATCACTGTCAGTTATGGGTATGTATTTTTGGGACCGCCAGCCTTTACTAGCTTTGGCTTGCATCTCGTTAGTAATGTCAAAGGTTTCGATAATCCGCCCTGGGCCTAATTTTTCCAGTACATAGTGCGCATACTCAGATAGCACTGGCATCCCCAAGGTCATAGACAATAGGGATTGTGCTTGGCATCTGAGGAACGCTGTTTGGGCCGCGACGGTCTGAAACACATGTGTTGTTGCGAATGCACCTGATAATATCTTATTGATATCTGGGCACATGGTATATCCCGATGCTAGTGCGACAATCCTCATTTGGCAGAATACAATATCTTCTAGTTGCGGTGATACCTTCGACTGCG